TGCCGCAGTGGCAAATGTTACAGTGAAGGGCGAGGCCGGAACGGTTTGGTCAGCCTCAATGATGCCGTCCCGGATGATCTTGACTGTCTCGCCCTCTAGGTGTGTTACGTCAACATCGGCTGCCGCGCCACCAACCAAGGAACAATCAAGCAAGGCATCTGCGTCAAACACCTCAACATAATAAACATCAGCGCCATTCACGGTGCGTTTCACAACAGTATAGATATCATCTACATCCACACCAATGCTTTTAAACTCTCCACTGGTTGTCCACTCTGACGGCGCGATGACGTTCTGGCTACGCAATAACGTATAACAAGCGATGCTGCCATCATCGCCGTTTACCAGCATTAACCTGTCACCCTCATCAGTGCCGGTTGATTTTCGCACTGCCATTTCTTCGGGGGTCTTTAAAAGATGTGACGACAATAAAGATATTTTTGCTGATGTGTAGGCAGCCACAGTGTCGCTATAAATAAATTCTTGCAGCGATTTTCCTTGGCGCTGTATGTACAGTGTTGAGCCATCCACGTTCTGTAGCCTGATGCCGGGCTTCATGCCAAACGCGGTTTGCTGTTTGACAATTAAATTGGACGGCGTGATAGGTTCATCCAGCGCCTGTGGGACATAAAACTCAGCGCCGGTTGTAAATATTTGTAAATGACGCCCTGAGTAAATATCAACAATGGCATTGAACGTGCCGGTGTCTAATGTGGCCTCAACCCCAGCATCATCAAGTGCCTCGCCAGGATCAAAGTTAAAAAAATCAGATACCCGACTACCCCATATAGTTGATGGCCGCGATTTGCTGCCACCAAAATAAAGGCGGCCCTCGTGAAATGTCACACTGCGCGGCCAGCCGCGTGTCGCTGACCACACCGCCTCATATCCATGCTCACTGTTCCATTTGCCCTTCGTTATCGAACTGGTATCAAAGAACGGTATTTCAACATATGCCTTCATTACTGTGTCGCTGACATATTCAACATACCGCGCCCGACCAAATCCACTGTCAACGACAGCGTATTCACCAACAGCCGCACTGTTAAACGCAGATATTTTGTAGTTGGATGTGCCGTTTGGCACCGTGTCCCACGCCGGGTAAACCGTTGCCACTTTTGTTGACGCAACGTAATCTTCAATGTGGCGCTTTTGTCCGGCCCCTGTTCCAGCAGTAATTTCTATAAACATACCGTTAGGCTCATCGTCCAAGGTAAAGCTGCTAGCTGCTTTTAATGTAATTGTGTTGCTAGATCCGGCCTGTGCCGTTCCCGTGTCTGTCGTAACAGCGCTGGCGGTAATAGTGATATTGCCGACAGTAGCAGATGGCGTGATTGTAAACTGTGGGCTGTGAACATCAAACTCAAACGCATACAATGGCGTGTAGTCAAATTCAATTGTTGACGCGGTCCAATCGGCATTGGTTGCGCCGCGAACAATTTTTAATGGGGCAAGATCTTCATGCACGATGATGATTGTGTCGGCTGATTGTATCCAGTTCATCTCCGGGATAATGCCCGCTGTCACACCTGCGATTGTTAGGTAATCATTTCCGCTGGCGTTTATATTTGTTATTAGTGTGCCGTTTTTAAAAACATACATTTTCCCCGGTGTAAATACCAACATATAACTGTCAACAATGCTAAACTCAAAAGGCACCATGCGCACAGCAGCGCCTGCACCACTGTCCAATTCAGCAATAAACTTGGTGCCGTCACGGCGCTTTGCGCCACCTTGCGGCTGGATGCTGACATTAAGAGCAGTAGCAAGCCCAGATTGATACTGACTAATGTCAGTCCGGGCGCGTAGCTTTGGGTCTAGTTCGCCACTTGTGAAATCATTTTGGATTTGAATAATGCGGCTCATATTAGAACCTTATATCGGAAATAGGAAACTCTTGTATTTGTTGCGCCGGGCGATCTGCACCATCAATGTTGATGGCGACACGCATAAGGCCACCGCGCATATTTTCGGAAGGTGCGCCGTATGCTTTCGCGTGATAATAGTCACCCTTAGTAATCTGATCGGTCACCGGCTCTGCAAAGTCTGCTGCCAGCGCCATCTTTAACAGCCGCACGAAATAAGGCGGGAATGTGGCCTCTGTTGGTCTAAACTGGTAATCAATCCAAACATCTTCGTAATTTGTATAAAGCCCCAAATTATAAATTTCAAAATCACGCTGCGGCAAAGCCCCAACGCTATTAACATTGAACACAGCCTTTGGGTTGCCAAGAATATCGCCCGGCAGTGCGTAGGTATATTTCCATTCATTGATGGGGGTACTAGCCAAGCGGCCTAGCTTTACTTTCCTGACAGACCAGCTAAATGGGTACTGCATCAAGATAGTATCGCGGATGTCGTCATAAAGACGATCAGCAACCTGCGCTTCATCGGTGCCGGTTGCAAATGAAGAAAGGGGCGCAGCCCCCAGCATGATTAATGCCTCAGAACATATTGATAATTTAGTATCGCCCTGCGCCATCACGCCACTCCAAATAAGGGAAAGTGGGGCCGGTCACCCAGCCCCACTAACAAGTTTAGTCGCTGTCAGTCATGCTGATGGCTGTGCCATCAGTCACATCGACAACGCCAGACGCATTTGATGCCACCATCACAATGTTCATTGTTGGTGTTGCACTGTCATGCACAAAGATTACATCGCCGACTGCCAGAGTGTCTGACAGGTCATTGAAATAACCAGATGTGTTAACAGTCGCAATCGCGTCTGCTGATGTGTAGGTGTACATAGAAGGGGCGTTGCCCTTCTTAGCCGCACCAATAACATTCCAACCGTTTGCAGAAAAAGCCATTTTTTATCTCCTCTACTATTCGGTGCAAGAAATGGCAACAATACCTTCGGCATCAATTGCTACAGCGCCAGCGCTGAACATTGATGACACAAGGAATGATGTCTTTTCTGGAACGTAGTGAATTTCAGACTTTTGGTTCATGCCGATACCAACGCCGACCGCATCCTTATGGAATGCAAAGCAGGTGCGGGTTGATGGCTTTGGCAAGCCCCCTTCGTCACGATCACCAATAGTCACAAACTTGAAGCCCATGAAAGTGTCAATGTCACCTTGTACAAGCGCTTTGACTGACGCAAAGTCTGCACTGGTAACCTGAGTTTCACCTAAAAGGCCAGCAAGTGTGTTGGCGTGGATGAGCATACAGCGCCCTTCCATTGGTACGTTACCGGCATCAAGCAGCTTCTTTGCTTCAATTAGCTTTTCGATGTTCATGTTTGTACCAGCACCACCAACGCTAGTCGCAACGGTCAGTGATGTGCCTGATGATGTAAGTGCATCAATGGTCAACTGATCCATGCGGCGACCGATAGCGGCACCAACTACTTGCACCAATTCGCGGCGCTCGTCAAAGTTCACCTTCTGCTGTGAGAAGATGTCTGAATATTCAGCAGCAATGTAGTCGCTCATTGTGGCTGTGACTTGTGAGTAAGTCACATTCAATGGGGTTACATCAGTCTGCGGAACACGAACTGTTGCGGTGCCTTTCCCGATCTTCGGAAACTTCACCTGATTGCCTTCGACATTTGAACGCTCGCGTGTCAAGCCAGCCAAAGCGCGTTGCGCTTGGTATGCCTGCTTAACCTCGGCATCGAACAATTGTACAAAAGCATTGGAAATGCCTACTGCCATTTTCCTATCCTTTTCTTTACAAAGTTAAAACACGATTTGACGCCAAGCAGGTATCCTTACGGGCTGCGACTTGGGCATATACGCTACGCCCCCAAGCGGTTTCGACAGGCCGAAGTGGTTGTCTGCCAATGGTGATTTTATAGAAAAACACGGCAATTGTAAACAACTGCCGTGCTTAGATTAAATTGGGGAATAATCTTGTGTGCCAAATGCCTGCTCAAACAATCTTTCGACTTTGTTACGGTAGGCCGGGTCACTGTTGTATTCTGGTTTTCCGACCATCGCCATCAACTCATCTTTGGATGGCATACCGTCCATAGGCCCAACATCAACAGGAATGACCTTATCACCGTAGTAAGAGCGAACCTTTTGCAAAGCCTTTAAGCCCTGCGCCGTGCCGCCCATAACCTTAAACTCCTCAAAATCAGCCTCAGACCAAACGCCCTTGCGCACCAGGCTTGATGCCCAGTCTGTCATCGACTTAATAGTGACATCAGCATTTTGGCCCAGTTTTTCGTATTCTTCTTTGTAAGAGATTTCAGCCTCTTGATGTGCGCCTTGTGCCATCTGTATGAACGTGCCAGCCAATTGATCAAACGCCGACTGGCTAACCCCATTTTCTTTTGCCCAGTCTCTATAAACATTATAAAGAGGGTCATCGTCACCAACCCCGGCATCTTCAAAAATGCTCGTATCATAATTTTCAGGGGCTTTATGTTTTCCTTGAGAAAACTTTTTTTGCAGTTCAGCATACGCACCTGCCAGATCTTCACCAGTTTTAAATTTTTCCGGCAACCACTCTGGCCGGGTAGGCTCTTCATTATTCTCTACTTGATCTGGCGCGGTTTCATTAGACGCCTCAAGATGTGAAATGCTGCTTTCTTCTGATTGCTGTTGGTTATCGTCACCCTCAATTTGGGCTTCGGCCAACAGGCCATCTGTGTCGTTCATAGGTTTCTCGCTCTTTTCATTCGCCGCTCAATTTCACGCACCAGACTGTTCTGGCCCTCTCTAGCATAACCGTGGCTGGCATCCTCTCCGGGATACCAACTAGGCTGCTCAATCGTCAGTGAGCGCAAATGGGTGAGCAGCTTTGCCCCATCGTCACTGGCGAATACGCGCAAATAAAGACGATCAATGTCATCTTTATCAACTTGCTGTTTTTTTGCAATCTCAGGGTCTACAGTTTGCAGACCTTCCCAGCCGTCCGGGTTCATTACATCATCCCTTCTGGTGGTGCCTCACCTTGAACCGGCGCACCACCCTGTGCTTGTGCTTGCATCTGCATCATTTGCGCAGCCTGCTCCATCATCTGCTGACGTTCTTGTGGTGTCGTGCGCAAATTCGCTGGAACACCTAGTTTGTCAGCCACATAGTCAGCAATGCTGCCGGTCTTCACAGCCATCTGACCTTCTGGCCCAAGCGCTGATGACATCTGCACCCACTGCATGATTTTTTCTATATCGCCCATGTTCTGTGCTTGTGCAATAGGGCTGACGGGTGTGACCTTTACCTCTAGCCCATTGACACGCAGTGGCATCTCAATCAGGCCGCGCTCATCCATAATGTATAAGATACGCGCCACCAGCGGCACCATAGTTTCTGTTATGAGGCGACCAAAGGCAGACCCAAGGTTCTGGGCCAGTTCCTTCATGCGCTCTGCAATCTCTGTGGCAGACCGGGCCGACATATTGTCAGGCGGCAGTGTGTCGTCCAGCAAGATCTTTTTGACGTTCATACGCAGGTCATTGATCAC